CTTTTCTTACGAAATGTTATTTAGTTTAATCTTCTTTTATTTACTTGCTACAATTTTTATGGGAGCGTTACGAACCAAACTCGTCTTGCGTTGTTTGTTTTATACTTCGTTTGCCTCATTATCCTTGTTTAACGTCTATATAAGAGACGAAAATCTTGTCGAGGAAATTATTTTTTTTCTCCTCACCGTACCCGCATGTCATTTGCTGCGTCGTTTCGGAGACTTTCTGGCGTCTTGCGCAGAGAGTTTAAAGAAAGACTGTGAAGGTCTGGCATTCACAGATCTATACAACACTTTTGTCAAAAAGGCAACCAAACCCATCAGCGAACAAGTTTCCCAAGCTATCACCACTGCTAGTCGTGAGGCCAAGGAGATTGCTGAAGTGACGGTTGCTAATTTGACAGCTGAAACAGAACGTGTTCTTGAGCGAACTGTTGATAACCTGGATAATCGTATGACAACCCAAGTTATGGAAATTCAAAATCGTGTTGTAAACGTAGGTAACCGTATTGTTGCCGCCTCCTCTCCTGCAGTTGTCGCTACCTCTGTTATGCAAGTCGTGCAAGCTAGTGTCGTGGAAACAGGAACTTTTGTTTTGAATTTAACTAATGATGTTATTCAGAACAATTTGTTACTTTCTTGTCTCCCCTTGACGCTATTCTTTGCTGGCTCTTACTTTGGTTATATGCGAGCTGTTTCAGTTAAACTGGAAAGTAAGGCCCACACTCTTACTATGTTTTTTAAAGTTTTTACTGGACTTTGTTCTGCTATGGCTTTGTGCGGTCTCGCTGTACAAGCTGAAGAATCTTTGGAAATTTCTAGACGTGTTACAAATACTCTTGGTATGTACAACGTTATGAAGAAAGCTTTCGGGAAAGATAAATATGGTTCTGATGATTCTGAGAAGAAGGAACAACTCAAAGACATAAGACCTTCCGATGAAATGCTCAATTTGTTTATTTCTAAAGGCTGTTGTTACGACACTGATCCTACTCCGTTGTATCCTTACAATTGGATTCTTTCATCTTATGACTGGGATGTAGCTCGTGCTCGTCTTGATCATTTAACACATTTGTTTCGTATTCAGAAACGTTTGAAACGTTCTACCCCTGAAAGCGAATGTGGATTTAATCTTTTCATTGCTAATGTTCGTGAAGCTTTTGAAGTGACTACACCCGTTGGTGACGATTATGTTAAACAAGCTCTTAAACAAGAAGCTAGTGAAGTTAGCAGTGATTTATCCCTTTCAGAAGATGAAACTGATCCTTTCACCAATAATGAATTAGATTTTGGTGAAGGGTTTGATCTTAAAAACTCTATTAATAACAACAATAACTTTGGTCAAGGTAAGTTTTTTGGTGTGAGACGCTGTGCTCAACCTGAACCTATCACTAAAGAAAATGTTTTGTTACAACCTCAAGCTGAATCGAAATCAACTGGATTAGTTGATGTTGAAGATCCAGAAGAGCTTAGGTTAATCAAACAAGCTACTCGTGGCTTGGGTTTGAAGGATCTTGGTCTTGATGACTGGTACACTTGCTTTGCTCTTGGTATGAGAAAGTGTTACCAAACTGTTAAAGGTTATATAGAGGCACATCCACATAAAACTAGCACTTTGTTTGCTATTAGTACTGGTATTATGGCTGGACTACTTCTTCGTTATTTTACTTTAGGTTCCACTATTTTAGAATCCAAAAAGAAAGTTGGTTTTAGAGCAACTCTCAAATCCTCGTTGTTTCTTGCTCGTACCGAAAAAGCTATTTTTGTTCTTGGTTTTATATCAAAAGATTTAGCTTATTTGTACTTAGATGGAAAGAGAGTAGAGGGTTTATATTCTTTTGTCCAAAAAACTGATAAAGGCTTTGTTTCTGTACCCCATGCTACTATAAAAGATAATCAATATTCCACTTTGTGGTTAGCTCGTGTTCTTGAAGAAAACGAAAAAGTCGCTGAAGAAGCCACTCATCGTAACCGACGTAAACGTACTGGCTATGGTCCTAAAGAAACCGGTGGTAAACGTGAGTATGATCGTCTTGTAGCTTCTGTTATTTTCTCTGACCAACAGGAAAGACAACTTGAACGTGATATGAAAAACACTATTGGTGAAGACTATGAAAATCATTATGGAAATTTTGCTAAACAAAATGAAAAGCAAATTTCTAAACATGGTAGAAGTGATGATCCTTTACCTCTTGGTGACAGAAATTTTAAGCAAGTTAAAACCAAGTATTTTGATGAGCAAGACCCAGATAATTGGATTAATATGGATAGTCTCAAAAATAAAGATGGCGCTTTGGTTGGACGTACTATACCCACCAGCACTTCTTCATCCATTTCTAGTCCTTTAGTTGTTCTGTCTCAGAATCCTGCTAAAATCGTTGCAACTGTCTCTACAACTGAGCAACTTGAGAGGAAAGTTCCTGTAATTGATTTGCGTTCTTCTAAAAATAAGAAGAAAAGAAACAAGCGAGTTAAAATCACCTCAGAAAACAAAAAGATTACACCTAATCGTTTTGTCCAGATTGGTAAACAGCAATATTCAGCTGTTACTTCTGTGCCTGTTATGAACTCAGATCTTGTGCTTCAATCTTTGCATAAACAATTGTTTCAGTTTCAGACTGAAAAACTTGAAGCTAAATTTGTTGAAAGTGTGCCTATTAGCTTGAAAACTCTTTCTTCCTCTATTATACCTCTTTATGACGAAAAAGGTGATTTTATGGCAACAGGGTTTGCAGCTGGCAACTTTTTGTGGACTGTAGATCACGCAGTTGGTGCAGGTTTTTCTCCTTATTATTATGGATCTGACAAAGTTTTGCATAAGATGGTTCGTAAATTTGGACCTGAGGATCTTACTCCTGATCTTGCTGCATACCAAAAACCCGCTGGTATGCCTTCGTTAAAAATGATCAGCGGTGATACATATGCTTCTTTAGCAACTTGTGTGTCTTATTTTCAAGATGACCAACGTGAACCTGATCTACGTTTTGCTCACACACCTTTAATAACCTCTTATGACGGTTCCTCTGCTTTTGGTACACATTTTGCCACAACCATTCCTGGTTGTAGCGGAGGTCCCTTGTTGTACAATGGTTTAGTTATTGGTGTTCATAGAGCAGGTGACCCTAACAAAGGAAATCAATTCATTAAGTTAACTCCCACTGTTCTTGCTAGATCAACGGGAGCTTTAAAATTGAATTAGGGATGTTGAGCTCAAGCTCAACCCCTGGTGCTTCTGATGAATGGCTTTCATCAGTTGGTTCAATACACCAGGTTCAGGATTCCGATTTTCTCCTTCTTTGCGAAAAGAAGCCTGAAATAATTTTTGGTCTTAATCATAGAACTCCTCTGCGACAGAGAGAGAGTATAAATCCCTTCTTCCTTGATTTTCTTAGTAATCAGAATATCTCAGTGACAGAAGAGTACGATCACAGTTCTCAAACAAAAAATGCTTTTCAAAAAGCTATAGCTAAATATTGTCGTCCTTTCACCATTTCATCACCTCAACAGCGTGATTATGATCTTGTAGATGATTGGATGTATGAACTTATTTCTCCTTTTTGTTTAAATTCTTCAGTTACTCCTGTTCCTATTGTTCTTGAAAAATCAGATCTTTCCGCTTCTGCTGGACCTTTGTGGCGATCTTTTGCTAAAAACAAAAGAGAGTTTTGGGTTCATGAAGATGGTGTTTTGATCTATGACGCCTATCGTACTGAAATGGCTCATGTGGGTTCTCGCTCTTTCTTTGGTCTTAATCTCAAAGATGAACTTCGTTTAAAAGCGAAAGTTCTTGAAGAAAAAACTCGTTTGTTCATGAGTGCACCCTTTGAACATTTCCTTTTGCTTAATTCTTTGTCGTATTCATTTAATAACTCACTCATTGATTCAGCACGTTACAATCTCTGTCCTGTTGCCATTGGTTTGCCTTTGTTCCATGGTAATGTTGATGACATTGGTAAAAAACTTGAATCTTACTCTCATGTCTATTGTGCAGATGTTAGTGGATATGACACTAGTATACAATCTAATGAACACGCTTTTTGTGCTCAGCTACGTTGGCGTTGTTTTGCCCCTCGTTATAAAGTTCCGGCTGTTTTTAACTCATTAGTCAATCTTTATAAAGACATAAATTTGACCCCAGCTATTTTACCTGACGGGGTTGTTATACTTGTTCCTGGTCAACCTAGTGGACATATTAACACCGGAATGGACAATTCTCTTATACTCATACGACGCTTTATGCTTGTGTGGGTTTTGAATGGTGGCCCTCGTAGTTTTGAGTCTTTTCGAGACAACGTATTTATACGTGCAGCTGGAGATGATTCAGTTCTCGGAGTTTCAGACTTTGGTTCTCAGTTTATTAACTCAACAACTATATCTACAACCTTTGTTAAATATTTTGGTTGTGAAATTGAGTTTGCTGATGAACTTGAGTTTCTTGGTCACTATTTTGTTAACGATTCTGGTTCTTATTTACCTGCTTTTTCAAAGTCACGTGTCTTTGCTGCTCTTGCTTACAAAGACTCTCATACTCCTTCTGATGCTCTTGAAGTCGCTCTTGGACTTCGAATAGAAGCTTTCACCAATGATGAGGCTTTAGCGTTAGTTGATTCTTTTTCTCAGTACCTTTTACTGAAGTACCCTGATCTTCATAGTCAATATGTGGAACAGTTTTCTGATGATATAAAAATAAATAAATTACTTACTTGTTCGGCCACGGTTAAATTGCAAAGCCGGACAAATCATTTAAGTGATTTGTCTGAGAATACCACTCAGAAAGTTTTTATGTTATCAAGAAATGTCTCATTACAGCAACAAGCGCCCCGCCGAACTATTGCTCAATCCACAGTCTCCTCCAAAACGATTAAAAATCGTAGGAAACGAGCCCGACGACGAATGCGCAAGCAAGGTCAGAGCCGTAGTCTACAAAATCCAAATCGCAACCCGAGGTTTGTACCTCGAGGGGATTCACGAGGTGGCGGAGCTACTAATCGCTTCGAATCCCAAAGAATGCCCACAACCTCTGGAGTCCGTCTTTCAGCAAGCAGTGGACCTAGTCAACCAAATCAGCAAATCTGTGACTATATTGACACCCTTATCAATCCTGCGACCACAGCTTCCAGATATCCTGACGCCAGATCCAAAAAAACAGGGGTTGTTAGATCAATCCAAATAATTGACATTAAAGCTAACTCTGCTTTTAATGGTGGTGCTGTCGGCATTAATGTACGACCCACCATGGGTAATGTTGCGATTCCTAATCAATATAAAACAGCAATAACTCTTCCTTCTATCCCAGACTGGTCTAAGGCTCTCTGGGATTCACCTGATCCATATGTTACCAATACAGCTGGAGCCGGTATTAATACTGACCCTCGTATTGACCCTCTTTATGGACAATTGCTTGCACAAGCTCCTGGTATTGCGGTAGTTCATGCCAATCATCCTGCTGGTGCAGGAGCAGGTTATCCTTATGGAGATGAGGCTGACCTTATAGATCAACTTAACAGTAATGGAACTCCAATTACTTACGGTTATAAGTACGATTATGTCACTATTGCTCCTCACACCTCTCGATTTTATATGCCACGAGGTCAATTTTTCACATATATTGACTTAGTTGCTACAACTGCTAGTGGTGGCCCTGCTGTTACACTTGATTTTAATGTTGGTTCTCATTACACACAAATCGATGTGGACACCGGAGTCATAAACACCACTTCTCGTCTTAATCAAACTGGTCTTGCTAATTTTGATGGTGATGCTCCTTGGATAGATATAACCGCAGATAACCCTGCTTCAGTGTTTACCTCGTGTAGGTTTACCTTCATCCCTGCTTTCAGTCCTGCTTCAGTTACTGATATCTCAACGGATGAAGTTTACTCTCCACCGATGGACTGTGGTATCATTCAACAATATCGCCCTGTTGGTATGTCTGCTCTTTTTACTTACACTGCTTCAGTTTTGAAGTCTGGAGGTCAAATTGCTGCCGCTCGTCTTGCTGGAGACAGTGATAAAAACAATTTCTTTGCCCTCAACAATAGTTCTTCTGTTGGTCAACTTCAATACTATAACTCTGTTGCTAGAACTCCTGGTGCTTACAATGGTTCTCTTCTTGATGGGGCCTATGTATGGTGGGCACCCGATGATACCGATGACTGTGACTTTAGATCTCCAGCAGACGCTGCTGAACATGATTTCCCCTCATTGGTTATTGCCCTCAATTACACCCCTGACGACCCGGTTGATAAAGAAATCGTGATTGGTCGACTAGAAATAGTCACTGTTTACGAGTTCACTACTCAATCTACGATGTTTGACCTTCGAGCGTCTTGTTGTCCTTCCAGTTGTGTGGAAGAAGCTACCATCTATATCGCTAATCAACCTATGGCTATGAAAAATGGCTCTCACGTTGAGTGGATCAGAAATGTTATTTCTCGGTTCAAACAAGCGGCTCGGATGGGTTACGACTTTTACACAAACAATAGTACAGCTATCAACTCAATTGTTGGAGCTGGACTGGCGTTACTTTAACGCTTCTCTGTCTAATACACAGACTGGTATTTATTCCTGTATACCCTACCCAAAACCTACAAGAAAACTTCACATTGCTACTATTTTTTCCTTGTGATTTAATTAC